ATAAGTACTTAATATTCAGTTAGTTACACGAATACACGTTCTTTAACATTTTGAGGTTGTCTTTTGCAATTGTCCTGTTCGGCAGCAATGCGAATAATGGTGCGAATACGGGTCTCAGCTACTCGAATACGAATAATTCGCCCGCGAATACGAATGCGAATATCGGGTCGCAGCTATGCTATTTCTTTTTTTTGTGCGAAAGAGACCTTGCCTCATGGCAAAAAATAACATGTTCACAAAGGTGCTGGTAGCTTACAAGCGAACGCTCCAAGTACGAATAGCAAATAAATTGAAAATGAAACGATTAAATAATCTGTACGAAAAAATCATCAGTCTCGATAACCTTCGCCTTGCCGACGAAAAAGCTCGCAAAGGGAAGGGGTTCAGCTATGGCGTTAGGCGACACGATACCTCACGCGATGAAAATATTTTCAAACTACACGATATTTTATTAAAAAACGAGTATAAAACATCTGAATACCACATTTTTAAAATGATTACCGATAATGGCAAAGAACGTGAAATTTACCGTTTGCCTTATTTCCCTGATCGTATTGTGCATCATGCCATCATGAATGTGATGGAACCCATTTGGGTGTCGTTATTCACAACAGATACGTATAGTTGCATTAAAGGACGTGGTATTCATGGTGTTTTTCGTAAACTGAAATATGTTTTAAACGATACGCAAAATACACAGTATTGCTTAAAAATCGACATCCGTAAATTTTACCCAACCATCGATCACGAAATTCTTACAGCGTTGATTGGCCGAAAAATAAAAGACAAAAACCTTCTCAATCTCATTTCCGAAATAATAGGCAGTGCGCCCTGTGTGCCAATAGGCAACTATCTGTCACAGTTTTTCGCCAACGTGTATCTTTCTTATTTCGATCACTGGATCAAAGAAGAAAAAAAGGTGAAATACTATTTTCGTTATGCCGACGATATGGTTTTTCTGGCCTCCGACAAGCAATCGCTTCACAAATTGTTTATCGAAATGCAGCAATATCTTTCGGTAAACCTGAAACTCGAAATAAAAAATAATTACCAGATATTCCCGGTCGATAGCCGTGGAATCGATTTCATAGGTTATGTTTTCAGGCACACACATATTTTAATGCGTAAAAGCATAAAAAAGAATTTTGCCCGTAAAGCGGCCATTATTCACAAAAAAGAATATTTATCCGAAACCGATAAACGCGAATCCTTATCAGCACATCTTGGCTGGGCCACACATTGCAATTCAAAAAACTTAATTAATAAATTACTGAAAAATGGAAAAAGTACAGTACGATCATCAGCCGCCTAAGCTCGAAGCTGTTGGCAACGGATCTCACTTATACAGGTGGGAAATAGCCGAACGAACAATTGAAAACCCTATGGGTGAGCCTCACCAGGTATGGCAGTGCTTAGAAGTTGTGGTTTGGAACGAGCCAACACGCGAAAAAGTAATCATTGTCGCAATAGAAGCAGTGTGGCCCGTAGCTCTCGAATCGAAACTTCAAAACGATTATATCGCTGCCCGTGAAGGATTAATCGATAGCGCATGCAAAATTCCTTATCTCGATTTCATCACACAAAAAAACATCTTGAAAAACGAGATAAATACCTATTTCGATTATCTCGATATTGATAACGATTACATCGAACTTGGCTGGCATCATCCTTCTTTCCAGAAAAGAATCGTAGCTCCGGTTCAATTGGTTATGCAATACCCGGCCATCGAAACATGGTTTCGTATCAACGATCTGCCCATCGTGCGTGTCGAAGGAACGCTTTATTGCTATTGCAATGTTATTCTTCCCGAACACCAGGCTTTGGTTGATAGCTTACAGGGCATTGTTTCAATCGAAGACAAACCTGTTTTGTAATGAAACGCCTGATCAATAACATCATACTGCTGATTGTGGCTTTATTGCTCATTTCAACCATTGGTGTATATGGTTTACTTTATGCTCTGGTTTTCACCGTGTTTCATTACACGAAAATCAGTTTCATGAAATTCTGGGGCGATCTGTTGTATTCCATCAATGTGGGTATCGACTTTATTGGTAACGTGTTATTAGGAACGTTTCTAAATAATTACGCAATCAAAAACAAATATTTATACCCATTTGGCAACGTTAACCACACCATCAGTCATGTACTCGCTTACAATTACCTAAAACTGAATAACATAACCAAATTCGGTAAAACAATTGTAAACATACTCGAACTCATCGATAAAGGTCATGCACTCAAATCACTCAAACGCTACGGAACCAGTATATGAAAAAGTTCAGCGATCTAAAAATTGAAACGAAGCAACATTTTGTTGGCGAAAAAATCAAGATCATCAAGGTTTTGAACAAAGAAATCGTTGTGCATAGTTTCAAGGTTGAGCCATCGAAGTTTCCGAAAAACAAAAGCGGAAACGTTTTAACGCTTCAGATCGAAGTTTCGGGCGAAAAACAAATCATTTTCTCAGGCAGCGATGTCCTGATGGACCAGATCACACAGGTAAATCAGGAAGATTTCCCTTTCAAGGCAACAATCATTAAAACCGGAGAACATTTTGAATTTTCATAAAACACAAATAAAATGACACTATCCATATTCATTTACTTCATCCTGTTTCTGTTAATATTGTTCGGTGCCGATGCACTGCACGACGTAATGGTCCTCAACGAAAAAAATGCCGCACTCAACGACAATCCCGAACTCGCTCGCAAATATTCGAAGCAATGGCATGCACTCGATGCAGCCATCAAAGGCTTCATCACGCTGGTAGTTATCTACCTTATCGTAGGCATATCGTGGCTGGTGCCGGTATTGTTTTTCACGTCGCTATGTGTACGTTGGCTGTGGTTTGATGCCTGCTGGAACCAATTCATGGGCCTTTCATTCTGGTACCGTGGATCCGTGGCGCAAAGCGACACGTTAAAAATCGGTAACACACTCTTTTTCACATTAAAATTCGTTTTAGTGATTGTTTCAATAACGGTCACTATATATTTAATAACCAACCAAATCATTTAAAAAACACGCTTATGTCCTTAGAATCAGAAAAAATCCGATTCAGTCGGTTAGGAGAAAATAAAACACTTTTAGTGGTAGTGCTACTCATTATTGTAAATATTGTTCCAAATTTTATCAGCCTTGTTACAACACGCGATAGCCAGACTGCAATCATCAATGGAGTATCAAAAACAAACAACCTGCTCGAAGTTTTGATTGCCCAGCAAAATAATATTGTCGATGCTGATGCAATGAAAGTAATTTATAAGGCCACCTTGGACCAAAGCCGGTTTGCTGTTATCGAGGCGTGTATGAGTATAATACAACAGGATCAACTTGGATTGGAAAGCCGGCAAGATTTTGTAAGGGCAAAAATAACATCACTTATGAATGGTTTATATAGGTCGGATGTGAATGAGTTGTCATTGTTTTACTATAAAGGTCGCCCATTAAGTTCAGGTCTTGTTGAAATTGATATAACAATTCACGCAAGTTTAATTTATTCATATCTCTTTTTAAGGTATGATAACCCTGATTTTAGAGAAAATCTACTTTCCCTTGTAGAACAAGATTTTAATAACATTTATGAACAAGCAGTAAGTGAAATGATGATTGGAGGCAAATTATGAAAAGTAAAATCACTTTCAAAGGTTATTATCAACCCACCCCAAAAAATATTCGAAAGTTTGGAGATGCCTTACTGGGTGTTTCAACATTCGTTTCTGGGTATGCCATGATAGAAGAATACGTTACAATCGCTGTAATATTCTTGATCGTTGGTGCTGTAGGTAAATTTCTCACTAACTTTTTTACAGATTAATCATGAAAATATCAGCAAAAGGATTGGCATTAATCGAAAAGCACGAAGGATGTAAACTTAAAAGTTACATCTGTCCTGCCGGAAAATGGACCGTAGGTATAGGCCACGTTCGCACAGCAAAACAAGGTTTAGTTATAACTAAACAGCAGGCTTACGAGTTATTGAAGAGTGATCTGGAAGTTTCTGAGGCATCAGTAAAACGTCATAATCTGAATCTGAATCAAAATCAGTTTGATGCGCTTGTTTCGCTGGTGTTTAATATCGGAGGAACGAATTTTGGTACTTCTACGCTTTTGAAAAAGATCAAAGGTCATTCACCAGAATCCGAAATAAGAACACAGTTTGCCGCATGGAAATTTGGCGGTAATGGTGAGTCAAACGGCAAAGATGATGATGGCGATGGTTTGGTTGATGAACCTGGCGAAAAGAAACTCCAACCCGGATTAATCACAAGACGTAAAGAAGAAGCAGATTTATATTTCTCATTATGAAAACTGCACCCTGGATCATCATCATAGTTTTAATATTGCTGCTTGTTTTGCAGCGCGAATGCCACAGGTGCCCGGTATGCCCCGAAGCAATAACCACCACCGACACCTGCTACATTGCTGGTGATACCGTTATCCGTGAGCTTCCGGCAGTAATAATACCCAAACCCGACAGTATTATACCACAGCCAATCCCTACCAATATCGACAGCGCAGCAATTGCGAAAATTTACTTTTCAAAAGTGTATGGTTATGCAGTCCTGGTTGATGATAGTTCGATGTATGCAGGCTTCAAATACATGATCGAACAAAACCGGCTGCAGTGGTTCATTCCTGAAGTGGCAAACCGAAGAGCTACCGCCATCATTCACAACACAACAGTAATCGAATCGGTAAAACCAAAAAACAAATATTTTGCAGGGATAGGAGTGGGGCGATCCTTCAATAGTTTCGGGCTGGCCCCTTCTGTTGCATTACTCACAAAACGCGACCATTTGTATTCAATCCATTACGATATCCTCAATAAAGATTTATACGCTACTGCATACTGGAAAATAACGTGGAAACGCGATCCAAAAACAAAGTGAAAAATCTGTCCTTTAAAATACTGCGTATCATCAGTAATTTTAATTCCTCAAATAGGGGTTTTGGTTATTCCCGGGTTAGTCCCCTGCCAGTTAAACGGGAGTAAAAATTAAAACAAATTCAATATGAAAAACTTGTTTTTTATCATGATCCTGTTCTTAACAGGAATTGTATTCAATCAGCCTGTTAAGGCTAACCACACGGGACCGCCGCAAACAATGGCTTATTCTGTGCCCGACATGGGTGCAACAATCACTACCGAAGCTCCTTTCACTTTTGAATTCCGGTCAATGGAGGTGATCTCTAATAAAGATCCAATTGCTTTCATGGCCAGTGCCCAAACGAGCATAAACAACGATAATTACATCGATATTATAAATTATCCGGTTGTTGAAATCGCTTATGCCGAAGGTGCTAACTTTAACAACTCATATACAATACTGAAACCTCCGAAACTAACGTATATTGAAAACTTATTCAATTATTCACAGTTAGGTTACAGCATGTGGAATTAAATACCAAACAAAAAAAAAGCCTCTGAAATTTCAGGGGCTTTTTTTATTACACACGGTCACTGAGCGTAGTCGAAGTGAACCAGTAAAACCAATCTATCAACGTCAACTCCGAACTTTAGCTCACTTTAGCTCACTCCGAACTATTTTTTCAACTCCTAACCCCCTCACAAAACAGGATACTCCTTCCGCATAGTAGCACTCTTAAAACCAGCCTTATTTCTCGTATATTTCTCAGTCGTCAGCAAACTTGTATGTCCGTTCTGTCTCATTCTGTCAATACCGGGCATATCCATATCCGATAAACGCACGTTAGCCGTGTGCTTCCACGAATACAGCATATAACCTTTAGGCATGTTTAAATTCTTCCTGATAACATTAAACCGGGTACGCATCGTATTTTTACCAATATGCTCCAACCCAGGTTTCCCTGTTTTACCGATCACATAAAAATCCTTGTTCTCAAGATGCAGCCTGAAATCATTCCTGATCAGTTCCATAAACACCTCCGGGATGATGGGCGTTTTAGCCACACGCGATTTAGCAACACTGGCCGGAATAATCACATACCCACGTTCAAAATCAATCCAGCCCACACGCATCATTCTAATCTCATTCGGTCGCATAAGGCAGTAATACTCAAACAAAATATACAGATACATCTGCTCATTTTGCTTAATCACCTTCATAAAACGCACCGAATCAACATCCGAAATAGGCTTAGGCTCTTTACTGTTCACTGTCGTACACTTAGGCAAACGCTGCACCGGATTGAATAGTAATTTACCCTGGTCAACCACAAACTCAAAACAACCATGTAGCAATTGTTTATATTTCTTGTAGGTGATATAGCTGCTCTTACGCTCAACGATCAGATAATTGAAAAAATTACATATCACATCATTCGTAAAAGCGGTAATATCCTTATCAGCCAGATCCTCACGTAAAACCCATTGTTGAAAAACCCTGTATTTACTTGTGTAGGTGCTTATCGTATTATCATCCAGTCCGCTCATCCGGTCCTTCATATAACTATTGATAAAATAATTGATTGTCGTGTTCCCCGATTTCTTGTCGGCATACACTTTGGCCGCAAATTTATACTGCAGCAGGTCAGTATAAATATTCTTACTATCGTTTTCAAAGGGATTCCAGCCTGTTTTCAGCAGCTCCGTATATTTCTCAATAATCGCATCCGCTTCCTTATACCTGGCATTTTTGTTTTTGATGGTATTCAGTCCGGCATACACTTTCTTACGAACCATTTTCCCAGTACGCGGATCCTTCACCGAATACTGCACATACCATCGCATTGAATCATTCATTGCACCGCCCCAATCGTACAATGAGGGCAAAATCGAAATCTTTTCTCGTTTCATAATCATTATGGTTTGCCTTCCAAGCCCCATAAAGAAACGCAAAAACTCACTACCAACCTAACTTAAAAAAGGCAATTTTGCCTCTAACCTGCAAAAATTGCCTCTTTTATTTTCGTAACAAACTGATTTACTGTTCATTACTCTCATTTGTCGGGGCAGTAGGAATCCCAACGCCTCTATAACAACTTGATATTCATTAATATATAAATTGCCTTTATTGCCTCTACCACTATTTTTGCCTCTAATTGCCTCTCTCATTTTACAGCCCTTTCAGCTTTTATCTGGTCCTGTAAAAAATCAACCTGGCCACGCAGATGCACAATTTCCTCCTTCAGTATGCCTATCATATCCTGTTCCAGCTTACCATAATGCACAAGCCGGTCGTTCACCAGCGCATACATTTTTTCATCCTTACCAATATATTTCTCCCCCTCACCATCCAGCAGCCAGTTCAAATTCATTTCAGGAACCGCCTTCTTCAGTTTCATCAAAAACTCAATACTGAATTTACCCGTTTTCAAAATTGTGCTCATAGCCTGTTTACTCACCAGCAGTTGGGAAGCCCCTTCAGTCTGGGTCTTGAATTTCTCAATAATAATTTCGAGTAACCGTTCATTTATTGTCATAAAACTCAATTTAAAATCCCTTTTACCAAAGTATTTACCCTATTTATTAATCAATTCGTTCAGTCATTCATCAAAAAAAATACTATCATAAAGTAGAATAAATACTATCTCTAAATAGAATAAATACTACCCTAAATCGTTTTTTTACTACTAAGTTTATTAATAGTCTCCGCATTCAACTTCTGAATAGCGATCAGTTCGCTCACCTGTTTAATCACCAGATTATTCTGCGACAGCAGCAAATTAATCGTTTCCTCATTACTTCGCCCTTGCAACTTACCATAATTAGGAAGCACCTCACTGGCTGTAATTATTTGATCATCAAAAAAATAAGAAATAGGAACTGAAAAATGATGACATAACTTTTGTAACGATTTCACCGACATGGTTTCTTTCACCATCATGTGATCATAGCCCGAAGGGGTCATTCCGAGTATTGTAGCAATTTCCTTTCTCTGAATTTTTTTTTCCTGAATCAATCTTCTTAATATATTGTAGTTCATTATTTTATATTTAGATTGTTTCTAAATTCACCTTTTATTCTACTTTAAGTTGCCTTTTATGTTATTTGTATTCATCATTTACTTTACTTTGCCTTTCCAAAGTTACAACTTTGACAACCTAAAGTAAATAGTTTAAGCGTATGAAGTACCTAATTAGTCAATTTTTGAATGAAAAGTTAACCGGAGCACAGTTAATGGACCTAAGTGAAACACTTAATGTATCACAAACAAAGTGTGCAAGGCTTGTATCAGGCACCGATGCCTGGGAAGCAACACAGCTGCTCAAGCTGTCAAAAATCATAAACATATCCCCTGAAGCCATCCTCGAACAGGTCGATCTCAAAAACACGATCACCCTGACAGAGTTTCAGGAAATCAAATCCGAATTCCAAGCCCCAAAAAAGGTACACGTTTCCTAATCAACCCCTGTTTAGCCTTTCAGGGGGTTTTTATTTACTTAATACCTAAATATTATGAGTGCAGTACACATCAGAAAAATTGCCGACGACTTATACGACGTCGACACCCTAAAAATCAGAACACGAAACACCGCAATCCATGTAATGGACGAGCCATTACTCAACAACAACCAGTTGAATGCCCTCACCGATTTTCTTGAAAAATGCGAGCAGGGAATCAAAATCAATTCCACTATCACTCACTAACCTGGTACAGCCATGAAAGCAAACCAATCATTCGGTAGCACATTCACCAGTCTGTTCAGGTCGGCCATCAACCAGCGCAGTTACCTGATCCGTACCGGCGACAATAAAAAAAACGAAACCATCGTGCGGACCATCATGGATAAACTATTGCCATATAAAAACACACGATTCACCGACGAAGGAGCCGCAAAGTTTATAATGAACCACGAGCACGAAATATCATACATCATACCGGCACACCTGCACAACGTCCGCACACAGTACTATAATAT